TGCACTTTCTGATTCAAAGTAAATAACACCAGCATCTGGATTTGCATCTAGAAAGTTTTTACACATTCCCATAAGGAAGAATGTTTTACCAGTTGCACTTTCACCAGCGATTGCAGTAATCTTATTTGATGGTAAACCACCATGAATACTACCAGACAAAAGTGCATTAAAAATATAAGAACCAGTGTCAATAAACGAATCTACATCCCCTGCTTCTACACCATCTGCAACCAGACCAGCATATTCATTACCAGCCTGTTTTGCAATATCTTTCAAAAAGTCCATTAAATATCATCCTCATCTCTGTTGTCAGAACGAAACTCATCAAAACCGCCAGGGTATCTTGCAGAGAGTTTCGCAGTATTAATATCTATTAGTTCTTCAATATCAGTACCCAATGCAATACATCCTTGTGCGATATACCACATAACATCTCCAAGTTCCGATTTCAGATGAGTGACAACATCCTCATCCATTTCTTTACCTTGAAAGAAACACTTCTTTACGATATCATTGAATTCACCAACTTCACCAGATAGACCAATAGATGCAGTCAGTAACCTTGTCGGTTCTACACCTTGTTCTTCTATAATATCAACTGCATCACCAAAATCATCAATGTTCTTGGTTGCATCACTGGATACTTCATCAACGAATTCTTGATAATCTTTTAGTAAATTATCATCCATTTGTATCTCCTATTTTCAATAATATACATTATTTAGTTTTGAGAGTCAAGTCACTATTGATTCTATTATTACACAATTTGTGATACTCTTCATTTATCTCGCTTCCAAGATAATTTCTTCCAACCTCTAAGGCTGCAATTGCAGTAGTTCCACTTCCCATAAATGGGTCATATACTACATCATTTTCATTTGTATGATTTTCTATCATCATACGACAAACCAGTGGACTCATACCATATTTAAATCCATTCACAATAGTTGACTTTTCATCTAGTATAACATCTACCATGTGTGGATTTTTTAATTTAAAAGGTTTCTTTGCAAAAGTAAGAATATGCATATAATTCATACGAAACATATTTACTTTATATGACTTAACCCAGATATTAGTTTTTCTAAGAAACCAACCATTATTTTCAAATACATTAATTACTTTAATATGTTTTGGATATATTCTACCATCACCTTTTCTATCAGTGGTACAAATAGTAACCAAATTATTTGTAGGATTTAATAATGATACCCAACTATCCAGAAATTCTTCCCATTCATTTGTATGTGCTGGTATACCTAACTCTGCATAATCTGGTGGTGATGTAAGTACATAATCATACTTGACATCTCTTTTCAAAGTATCAATACAACTCTCTAGGTGTATCATGAGAAGAAACTCTCCAGTGTGTTTCTTTTAATATGTCTAAAGATATCTTTATTTTTATCTTTACTAAAATACCAAATGTTCTCTATATAGGTTCTGTCCATAAACTCATCCATAGCTTCTTTATCAAAGTTACCATCTTCATCTTTAAATACAGATGCACCTTGTGGACGTTGCATAATTCTCATACCAACTTGACCCATGAAATGTTCTCGTAACATATCTACAAGTTCATCACCAGAACGATATCGTTTACCTTTTACTTTTGGGTCTAGAATATTAATCATCATAACACCAGTGTCACTTAGTGAATCAAAAGTGTTTTGTGATACTGGAAGATAGAAGTTATCTCTCCAAGATTCGTATTCATTAAACTTGAACCATGATTGCAGCTCTTCTTTCTCACCACCTTCATTATATCTTTCTGTAGAAAAATATGGTGGAGAAGTAAATGCACAATCTACATTATTAATCTCATCCCATGGCATATCTTCTGCACCACAATTATACATCTGCACAGTTTTCTTACCACCAGTAAGTTTATCATAGAAGTCAATCATCTTCTGATATCTTGCAAAGGTATTAGGATTTGGGTCACAACCAATATAGTGAGTTGCATTAGAAGCATAGAACGCAGTAAGTCTATCACCCCAACCCATAGATGTATCTAATACAGTTTTTGCATCTGTCATATTATAGATTGTTTTTGCAACAATAGGTTTGAACTGTGTTGCAATATAAGTACCAAGTCTAAATGACATTGTATAAGTTTTAGGTGTTAAGTTTTTACTATCGTTAACACCTCTCCAGATAGGCCCAAATGCACCCCAGATATTATCACCATCATTCCATCTTTGTACTGGTGATTTAAATCCATAAGAACCACAAGACATTCTTAGGTCATTCATGAAAGAGTCTGCACAATAATTAAAAGTAGAAGGCCCATCAATTACACCCAATCCATACTTATCATATGAATATTTGTAATCGTCATACTTCTCCATGACATTATCTGGTTGACTTAGATATTTGGTGAAGTCTGCTTTTTGTAACTTACGAAAGTTATCAACCACCTTTTCCATATTGAACTCTTTCAGTGGATAGGGTGGTTTTTCATTTGTAATAAATTCTGCAAGTGTTTTACGAAACTCTTCTTTACCATACTTCTCTGTAGTATTAAGAAACAATTCTTTCTGCATCACTGGAAGACCAGTGTGGTCAACATTTCGTTTTAACAAATCATATAATTCTTGGTTCAATTAAAAAAGTCCTCAAGTGTAGTTTGTGTTCCAAATGACCTATCAATGTTCCAACCAATATTGTTGGTAATAAAAGACAGTGGGTCAATGAAACTCTTTTCATATTGACTATCATAGTCTACATACTTCAAAATGTCAAGTTCTTTTGGTAACTTAGATGGGAATGTGATTACGTTGCAACCAAGTGGATTGGGTTGACGCAGTTCAAGATACTTGACCTTATCACCATCTTGAATGATAGGATACTTTCTTGATAGTTTGCGTTGACGTATCATGTGATTGTAAACAAGACTTCCCTTAATATGCATTGGTGTGCCTTTACGATAGATTGAACTATCAGAGTAGAACTTACGAACACCATTGACAGAACGAGGATATGCAATCTCTTCTGGTGGAAGGTCATTAAACTCATTACGGAACGCAATCAAGAAATCATTCAATTCTTTTTCATCACCAGACATAATAATCTTGAGTGCCTCTTTAATCTTTTGTCTACATGGTGCAGGCGTAGATGACTTGACAGCTTCAATACCCATAATCTTCAACTGTGGTTCTTTGAACCGAACACCTTCCACATCCCATGCGTTAAGGATGTATCGTTTCTTTGCAGTCCAGATACCTTTGTCTGCAATCACCTCTCGTTTCATAAACATCTTCTGGTCATATGCATGAACATAATCTGCAAGTTCTTTGTAAGACTTGTCAATAAACGGTTCAATCTTTTCTTTTGCAATAGTATCCAAAAAGTCAATAGGATTCTTTGGATTGACTTTCTGTATCAACTCATCAAATGTTACATAGATTGAGTCTGTGTCAGATGCAATCACATAATCCTTATCAGTATTTAGCAACTTGTTTAGGTATTGATTAATCTTCTTCTCAATCCAACGAATAGACAACTGACCAGCAGTTGTAATACCTTCTGCAATCGCAAGGTCATAATAACGAAAGTATTGATTACCAATCGCACCATAAGCAGAGTTTAGTGAAATCTTACGAGCCATCTGAATGTTGTTGTAACGACTAATATACTTGAGATACTTCGCATCTTTTGTATCTTCATAATCTTGTTTCGCCTTCAACATCTTTTTCTTGTAAACAGTACGGTCATTGTAAATGTCTTGCATCATCTCTGGTAAGAAACCAAGTTTGTCTTTACGATACAACGCACCGTTTGGTGTGATAGTAGTTTTCTCTGGAATGTCAAGTTGTGTCTCTTGTAACATATTATCCACAGTTAACTTCATGTATTCACCAGTGACAAGTGTTTCTGGTGACATATTGTATTGCATAATCAAGTGTGGGTACAGTGAGTTCAAGTCAAACGACATAACCCATTTATGTTGACCAACTTGTGGGTCTTTGACGTATGCACCTTCATACTTGTCAGACTTAGATTGGTGAGACTTTTGTGGAATCACAATCTTCTTGTTTTTGAGATAGTTGTGAATAAGAACATCCCAATACTTAACTTGACCGAACACATCTTCATAGTTGACCTTCGCTTCATAAGCCATGGTCAGACAAAGTTCCAACAACTTCATCTTATCTTCCAGACGGTCAACAAGTTCAACGTCAACAATGTTATATTCTAGGAAAGACTGATAATCTTTTGTGTACCAATCTTGGAAAGTCTCGTATGGGTTTTCATTCTTTTGTTGAC